AACTGTATCTAAGCTATTATTTTCACAATATTGCGAACCATTAACACAAGCTGTTCCAGATTGCTGAGATGATTGAGCAAACGCATTTGCAGAAAATATAATTCCTAAAAATATAATTGACTGGTAAATATTATTTTTCATTTGGGGTGAACACTCCTAGTTCTATAAGTTTATTTCTGTTTACTAAATGTTCTGCTTCAATATCATTTTTACTTTGTCCATGATATGCAACAGCCATATAGTTTTCTATCATAGAGACATTAATATTAATATCATCTACGACAACTTCCCCCAATACACGACCATATTTGCCTTTAGAATCTTTTAGTTTTGATCGTAAAACTACTTTAGTGCCATTATTAATAGCATCTTCTAAATATTTTGCAGCTAGTTTTCCTCTAACTTTTTCATCTTTATTTCTGGTTCTTGATTCAGGTGTATCAATTCCATAAAGGCGTACACGACACTTGTGAAGAATAGAAAAGCCAAGGTCAAGAACAACATCAATAGTGTCGCCATCAACCACCCTAGTGACTGTGCAACCATATTCATACATTACTGTTCGCCTTTAAACGACTTAGAACTATTGCTAGTACCTGCGTATAAACCAAACCATGCAGCACCTGCACCTACAATAATAGATATAAGACCTGATTGTTCTAAACTAGGTTCAGGTAAATCCATAAACCACATAGTTGAGTAATATAATAAAAACATATAAACACTTAAGAATAAGCGTGGAAATATACGCCAAGCATCTACTGCTTTAGCTAAGTGTATTGATTTTTGATATGGGTTTGCACCTGTATTATTAATATTAGTATCAATATCTAATTCAAGACTAACCTTTTTAGTTTGTATTTCTTCCATTATCTTTTTTTTCCTTTGTGTAAACCATGTCTAGCGTGTTGTTTGCCTTTAGCAGTAGCTTGTCTTTTTTTTCTGTTAGCTGCTGCAAGTTTGCTTCTGCCTTTAGAAGTTGATTTAAGTCTATCTATTTGAGCTTTTGGTGCATAAACTTCACCAGTTTTTGAAGATTTTTTACCGCTAGGAGTAGTCCATTTTTCTCCTGTCCATTTTTTTAAAGACCTTTGAGATTTCTTTAATGGCATTATTCTTCCTCTATTTGTTCACTATATAAATTATTAAATGTTGTTAATGGGTCAAGATAGCTTTCATGACCCTCTGCTGAATGTATGTGTTGTGATGGTGCAAAGTCTGGAGGTCCATCTCCTGTTACCCATAAAGCAGGACTTGTAGCTCTTACTCTATTATTTGGAAGTGCCACAACATTACCTTTCCAAGGACAATCTTCAGTTATGTAAATTACATGAGACTGTTTATGTTGAGCAGGACAATCTGCAATAGAGTTATCAGTATAATCAACAGTAAATAAATACTTGCCTTGATAAAAATTATTATCAATTTTACATATCCAAGGACTAGAACTTACTCTATCCATTATTAATACAGAATGATTTCTAGCTTCACAATCCCAAGGCTGTGCTAAATGATCTTCCATTGGCAATGCCCACTCTTCAACAGGTATATCTGCAACCAATGCTTGTATTGGCATCCTTGCCCACATTGCTCCACCATGTATATTTTGTTCATCTTCACCAGCTTCACAACCAGTAAATACAACTTGAAAACTTAAAGACCTATCAGGAATAGTATTAACAGCTATAGCTAATGCGTGTAAAAATTCTCCATGACCATGTTGATGATTAGTAGTAAATTCTTTTCTAACCCAACATTTAAAATGCGGTATATTGCTGATTAAGTAAGACATTACTTATATCCGCCACCTGCTTTTTTATATGCTTTAGCTAACATTTGTGCTTTACGAGCAGACCATTGACCAGGCTTACCACCTTTGCTACCAGCTTTAATTCTGTTAAATATACGTTTACGCATAGTAGGTTTTGTATAATTACCAGCTTTATTAACTGTTGATTTTTTTGCTCTACTCATTACACAAATCTTGCTAAAAATACAACTGCAACAATAAATGGATAAACTGCCCAAATCATATTATCTAGTTTATCAAATCTTTTTGAGCCATCTTCTAATCTTTTATCTATGCTTTTATATATAGCCTTACATTCTCTTTCGTGAGACTCTATGGCATTTAGAGCATCCTTAGAATTAGTCATTATTTTTTTGGTGCACTTTCTTTAGCTCGACCAATATTTAAAGCCAACATATCAATAAATTTATATATCTTACCAATCCACACATCGTCTTTTGGTGTTTTAGTAGTTGCTGCTATTAGTGATGCAACAGTAACAATTAAAGTAACCCAAGTTACTAAATTAACAATAATATCCATTATTTACCTCCTTCAGTATTTAATGTTTTTGTTTCAGATTTTAAAACTTCTTCTGATGTTTCTTTTGTAGATTGAATAAAACTATTTTGAAAAACATTTAAAGCAGCATCAACTTGGTCTAACTCAAATGTTATTTGTGCTTTTTTGTTTCTCAAATCTGCTATTTGTTTAGTAAAATATTTTTGTTCAAGACTCATTTCTGACTCTTTAATTTCTTTATCTCCTAAAATAGCTACATTTTCTTCTTGTTTTACAGTTTTGTTATTATCCATGCTTCTCCTATGGTTTTATGCACACTTGTAGGTGTGACTGGTTTATAAATTTATCCTAAAGTTTTAGTTGCACTTTTTGGTGTAACTTTTGCACTTATAGCATTGTCTACAGAAGACTTATGAGATGCTACTTCATCAGCACCCATAGCTGTCTCTACCCAACCCTGTACAGTAGACTCAGAAAGACTTGACCAGTTAGTAAAACTAGATAAGTCATCTGTAGCTACTTGTTGTGTTCCATAAACAGTAGCTGTTTGTGGGTTTCCGTTTGAGTCATTATTAGCGTCATCGACACCAGTAAGCTTCCAATGAACATTGTAAACTACATTTGATTTACCGCTTTTTGTTGGATATGTATCACAAGTTTTACAATCCCATGTATATGATATTGCCATATTTATTCTCCTTTAAGTAAGTTAATTTCAGATTTTAAAGCATCAATCTGTTCTTGTTGTTCTTGTATTGCTTTTATGAGTGGTGTTACTACTTTGCTGTAATCCATTGAGTAATAACCTTCTTCATTAACATTTACTGAATATGGTATTAATTCTTCAACTTCTTGTGCTATTAATCCATCTTGTATTTCGCCACCATCTTTCCATTCAAAGTTTACTGGATTTAGTTTATTTACTATTTCTAAACCTTTTGCTTCACCCAAAACATTTTTGAGTCTAGCGTCTGAGGATGTACCATAAGTTACTGTAGAATTATTGTAAGATATCTGACTAACAGTTGAGCCACCATTTTTGAATCTAATTGGGTCTGAGGTATTAGTTGTAGAAGCTCTGTTAAAGGTCATTACTGGACAATTATCATCTTCATCTGGTTGTATAGTTAAAGCTCCAGCCGCTCCTATAGATGAGCCACCTACGACTAAATCTTTTGATGCTACTATTCTCATTACTTCTGCTGGTGAATCACCTGCTGAAACTTTAAACACCATAGCCATGTTGTTATTGCCATCGGTATTTTCAGCTTGAATTATTGTGCCTCTATCTGTTGCATCGTTAGCTGTTGGAGATATGTATAGCCTGCAGTAAGAACCAGAACTTGAAGAAGGGTTTCTAATTAAAAACGCACCACCATTACCACCAGCACTTGTTTTAGACACTTGCCCATCAACACCATTAATTGTTACTGATGAAGTTGTAATTAAAAATCTGTCATCACCTCCAGCTCTAATAGTAAGAGCATCTGCTGTAAACCTCATATAAGTGTTGGTATCATCATTATGATAAATATATTCATTAACACCTATATCACCTGCTACATCAAGCTCATAAGTTGGTGATGATGTGCCGATTCCGACCTTCCCATCACTTAAAATACGCATCCTTTCTGAGCCATCATTAGTACCAAATCTTATATCTTCGCCATCAAATTTTAATGCAACATAATCGCTAGCACTTCTATCATAAGATTGAATATAATTTAAAGAAGAACCCATTGAAAATTCAATACCGCTTGCTCCATCAGTATGACAAACAACAAATTTAGTTTGTGGATTTGTAGCATTTATACCAACATTACCAGCACTTGTAATACGCATTCTTTCACTTGGAGCTGAACCCGGACCTGTGCTTGTTGGTTTTGTATTAAAAGCCATGCTTGTAGCTGCTGTACTACCACTATGGTTTTCAGCAGCAATAGCTACTATAGATGCTTCAGCAGCAGCATTACTATTAGCACCATCTACTCCTTTCCAAGCATAAGAACCTAAAGTTTCTCCAGAGCTAGGATTACCACCTACTTCTCTATTTAACTGTATACCACCATTACCACCACCAGTAAGAATATTTAATCCTTGTAAAGTAGCTGTAGGTTTTGAAGAATAACCAATCCCAACATTGTCTAAACCACCATCAACAAACAAAGCATGAGTTTGTCCATCTGATTCAACTCTAAAGTCTAGGTCTATACCTTCTTCATTAATAACAGTTTCATCACTTTCTAATGATAATCGTAATCTTTCAGTTCCACCTACTATTGTTCTGTGATAAACGAATACATCTTCTGAACCATTACTTGCATCTTCAATTTGAGCAGTAATTCTATAAAAATCTGTAGCATTACCAGCATCATCATTTCCAGCAAATGCTACCGTAGCTAAATTGTCAGCATCGGCTCCATTACCAGCGTTTCTATATAAATTTATATTTGGACCAATAGCTGCATCTGTGTCTGTAGATACAAGTGTAAGGGTGTCAAGGTTATCTGCTGTAGTAATTGTTACACCACTTGCAAATGTTCCACCAGCATTAAATAAAGCTTTACCAGCATCTGAACCATCAAGAGTAAGAGCAGTAGTGTTTGAGCCACCATCATTTACTTTAAATACAAGGTCTTTATCACTAATTCTGCTTATAATTTCAGCATTACTGGAATCTTGTTGTATATCTAAAAATGTACCAACTGAACCATCTTTAAAGAGTATGTTTCCACCATCAGCATCAAGAACAACATCTCCTGCTGAGTCTAAAGTTAAATCACCGCTTGATAAAGCTATAGTAGTTCCATCAATATTAATGTTATCAATATCTATACCTGCATCTGCTGTAATTTTTCCTGTTGAAACTAATGTTCCACCAACTGCAGTATTACCTGAAATATCAGCAGCACCATTTATATCAATAGTAGTAGCGTTTATTTCTATTTCAGTATCAGCAACTAAATCTAATACTCCATCTGCTGATTGGTGTATATAAGTTCCTGAATCACCAAATTGTAATTGTCTTGAACTGTTTAATAGTAAAGCTGTATCTGCAACATGGGTCAGCGTTACATCTGTATCTGCTCCAAATCCTAAAACTGCTGCGTCTGAAGATAAAGTTAAATCATCTCCTACAGTCATATCTGTAGCTGCTGCTACTGCACCTGCAATACTTAGAGTTCCTGCTAGGTCTAAATCAGTAAAAGCATTTACTACTGCTGCTCCTGAGCCTGCTCCATCTAAATATACGACAGCTACCCTTCCTGTTGGAATAGTTACATTAGCTCCTGAACCTTGGGAGATAATTATGTTTTGAGAACCTGAAGTGGCATTTTCAATAATCTGCACCCTTTTCATAGTGTTAGGTGCAATAGTAATAGTACATGCAGAATCTAATGTGCCTGTATATTTAACATACATAGCTCTTGCTGCATCAGAAGCACCATCTGCTACTGTTGATGTATGTGTATCTGCGTTTGTTGTTATGGCTTCTGTACCATAACCTAAAGCTTCTCCAATTAATTCTAAATTTGTATTTGTAGTAGTACCCCATGTTCCACTAGCATCACCAGTAGCCATTTCGTTTAGTCTTAAGTTATTTACATATGTACTTGCCATATTTAGTCCTCGTTAAAATTATATATCATTTATGTTGCAATCTCAGTATAGTTTGGTGTTTGACTTACTGTTATTTGCGTATAGTTTGGTGTTTGACTTGGTGTTATTGGTGTATAAGTTGCTGTTAAATTTTGTGCTAATTGACCATAAACATTTACTGTTAGTATTTCACCTATAACTAATCCAAATCCATCTACTGAAATATCTGCATTTGCTTTAGGGGTAACACTATTAAGTGTTGTTGTGCCTGCTAATCCTGTAGGGCTTAAATTATTATTGGTTGATAGAGATTCTGTGCCTAAAGAAGAAGTTAATCCAATTCCTGTAACAGATACATTTGCAGCACAAGATACAGATTCATCTCCTAGTTCTGATGTTGAGGCTACTGCTGATACTCCAGTAACTGCAGCACCCATAGTAATAGCATTACCTAATGCTGATGTACCTTCTAATCCAGTTACAGAAGTATTTGCATCTGCTGTAACTGTTTCGCTGCCTAATGCTAATGTACCAACATTACCTGTAACAGATACATTAGCTATACCTGTAACAGTTTCACTTCCTAATGCTGAAGTTCCTGCATTACCTGTAACAGAAACATCTGCAGAGGCAGAAACTGTTTCACTACCGAGTGCAGTAGTTCCTGCAACTCCAGTAACTTCTACAGGTAGGGGATTAGACCACTCGCCTTGTCCCCAAGTACCTCTGCCCCAGCCTGTTACATTAGCCATAGGCTATTAAGCTATTCTTATAATAGCGTTTGACGCATCTGCTGCTGGAAATTGAATTGTAAAATCACCTGCTGTAGAAGTCTTATCTCCACCAAATGCTAAAACACAAACTGCTCTATCACTATTGGTATCATTGTAGATAAGACAACCATTTGCTGTAACAGTAGCATTACTAAATGTTAAATCAGCAAAGTCAGTAAACGCAGTTGTTCCTGAAGTTGTAGGATTTACATTAGTTAATGCAGAACCAGTCGCTGTGTAGTTTGTACCACTTACTTCATTTGAACTTGAATACGCAGTTGTAGAAGCACCTAAAGATGCAGAACTAGTATATAAAGCTAACTTGAAGCTATTGCCTCCTGAAGCTAAAAAATTGTGTTTACCTTCAAGTAATTCTTGTTTAAATGAAGTACACATTGCTTGTGATATTGCCATTATAGTCTCCTAATAATATTAGCCATTTCTTTATGACCTTGTTTTTCTAATAATCCTGCTACAGTAGCTCTATCACTTGCTATAGCTTGTTTCATATACAACAAAACAACTGTTTGTATAGTTTCTTTAAATGCTTCAGCCTGGGCTTTAACCATAGGGTCTGCATTGTCACTTACAGAAATCAATCGTTCCATTATTCTTTCAGTCCAATATTCAGGTTTTAAACCTTCATTTTGTGTAGTTTTTACTTCTACACTTCCTATTGTACTTTCTACATCTACACTAAACATTTATTTTTCTTTGTCCATCTCTATAGGCATCTTTACGATTATACCCATCTGATTGTAGTGTAAGTCTTTGTAAGGCTTCTTGAAATCTTTTTTCATAAGTATTTAAAACATCAGGCTCGCCTTTCATAAAAGTATATGCTTCACATAAACTTCCATATAGCAATGCTTCTGGTGCATTTGTACCTAACCATGTTGTTCCATCTGCTGATTCAGTAATAGATTGCGGTGTATAAAAATAATGTAATTCTATTGAAAAAGCAGCACTAGGCGTTGGTCCTACAATAAAACTTTCATCATCAAACTGTCCATATACTTTAGGCAATCCTGTTGTTGTTGCTGATGGGTATGCTTCTCTTATGTAATTTACATCTTTGTTTAAAAGATAATTATGATTTCCACTAGAATCTATAACTGCTAAAGAATATGGATATAAATAATCTGATGGTGTTTTTAAATACTGATTACTAATAGTTAAAGCACCTGTAACATTTTTTCTAAAGTTTGGTAATTCAACAGACTTAATAATTCTGTCTTCTGCTTGAACAATAAATGTAGGTAAATCAGCAACAAAAGTTGCTTCAGTATTTTGCGTATAATCTTGTATAGCAGATTTTAATGTTGTAAATGTAAAACTCATGATGTACTCACTTTAACTTTTCCTACTTCACCTTTAATATTAAGACCCATTGTACTAGAACCAAATTGTGCTAATCCACCACCTACAGGATTAAAAGAAAAATATGTAGTAGATTCTGTTTCACCTCCATCTGGTCTAGGATTAAATAAAGTTTGTGGGTCACTAGCATTTACTTCACCTAACTTTAATTGTGGATGGTCTACATCAAAACAATCTTCACAAACACGCATACCATTACGCTTACTATCTTCTATTTCATATTTCAGTTTGTTTAACTTATATGAAAATCCACATCTATCACATTGACCTAATGCTTTACTTGCTCTTGCGTATGCCATTTAATAACCATATGTCCCTAAGTCAGGAACAAATTTTACAGAAGCTCTTTCTCTATCTGCATCACTTACATCTTTCCATAACTCATCATATCTTTGTTTAATCATTGGAACTCTTGGTTGAGCTTCAGGTGATTTAACTGCTAAGTTATATGCCAAAGCATATGTTAAACAAGGCAAATATCTTGATGGTACATCTACATTATTACTAGCTACATCGCCTGTATCTTCTATTCTTTGTATGTAGTCATAGACTAATGTATAAGCTTTATCAGGTGTTGACCATAAAACTAATTTTATACTTCCACTATCCTTATCTACATAAAACTGTGTAGGTTTAGCTTGTAGTAATTTATTAGATTGATGATTATATTCTGTTCTTGATATTCTATTTAGGCGTTGGTCAAACTGTTTAGTTTCATCTCCAGCATCTGTTCTGATAAAAACATCTACAATATCTAAAGCAGATGACTCTACAGTATAGCTACTAGTGCCTTCAGTTACAGAAACGCTTGCTTGTTCTACAGTCCAAAGATTTAATCCTTTGTTTTGCCATTCCAAAAATACTAAATTAAGTGCTCTTTTAGCACCTCTAAAGCTATAACCTGAACGCAATTCTAGACCACATAGGTCATAAGCTTCTTCCATAATATCGCTTATGTCTAAGTTGAATGAATGTGTTCCACTTGTAGCCATTATTTATCCTTTTTTATTTTTGTAACTTTAATACCAGAAGGTGTAACAAATGTTTTCTTTTTTGATGCAGGTGCACTTTTAATTTGCTTTTGCATATTTGTTCTAGACATTGCCATTTAACACTTCCATCTTCTACGAGCCTGTCTAATTCTTGAATTAGGGTCGTTTCTAGTTTTAGCTGAACTTCTTTTTAATTGACCTAAAGACCTGGCACAGTAAGACTTTCTGCGTTTAGCAGCCTTACTACCTTTTTTTACTTTGCCTGTTACTGCGGTTTTTAACTTAGAACCTGGATTAGCTTTACGATAAGCTGCAACTCCTTTCTTAGTCATACCAGCACCAGACTTAGTGCTACGATAATTTGCACCCTTACCTTTTGTAGTTTTAGGTATAGGGTTCTCTCGTTTTCTTTTGGTCATTAGAACACTAGTTAGCTCTTACCACCTCTAGCCATACCTTTAGACCTTTTCTTTTTAACGCCTGGTTCAGTCATACCGCCACCAAACATTTTTTTAACATAGTCTTTGTATTGCATGACGCTTTTTTCTTTACCAATTTCAACGCCTGTTTTGCCGCCATTAGTCATATATTTTGATGACTTTCCACCGCCTGCCATATATTTAGATTTTTTCATAATTCACCTATTTTTTTGTAGATTTTTTAGCTACAGTTTTTTTCTTAGTTGTTGTTTTTTTCTTAGCTGGTTTTTTACCACCAACATAAGCTTCATTAATATCTGGAGTAGAAGGATCATCGCCAATAAGTTGACCTTTAGCATTTCTTGCTCTTTCACCATTCATTTCATCACACTTACGTTCTGCATCTTCTAAATCTGGGTCTGGACCAAATATTGGTCTATAGATACCATCTTCGTCAAGATGTAACACTTTGTATTGTGGTGGAAATTCACCAGTTTCTGAGATTACATAATCTTTACTTTTTGCCATAATTAATTCCTATTAATCAGAATACACTTTTACCATTTCTAAAGTAATAGAATAAGTGTCTCCTGAACTATGTCCTTTTG